CCACTTAAAGATGAACAGGGAGAATCAGTAAAAAATAAAGACAACAAGGTTGTTAAAGTTCTTCTTCCCTTTGGTTTTATAAAAAGACTTGATCCAGACCATGCAGAAAAACTGCGTGATAAACTAGCTATGCAAGCGGAAGGTTTACAAGAAACTGTTCGTCAAATGGACGAGTGCTAATAAAGGAGAAAAACATTTGGTAAATGTAACTCATCAACCTTGTCCGTATTGTGAATCTTCTGACGCCTTTAATTACGATAAGGATAAGAACGTATATAATTGTTTTAAGTGCAACAAAAAAGGAAGGTATTCAGATTTGGATAGTAGCAATAAAGTGCTTGATTATGTTGCCAACAATACCAGTTACGTCCCAAAGAATTTAGTTGAGGGTAAGTATATCCCCCTACGTGGCATTACTCAAAAGACTATGGAAGAATTTGGGGTGTTGACCTATGGGGATCAGCAAGAATATGTCTACCCCTCTGGTGGGAAAAAGGTTCGTACCCTAGCAGAAAAGAAGTTCTTTGCTAAGGATGGTTTTAAAGGTGATGAGCTATTCGGTATGAATATGTTCACTGCTGGCTGTGCTAAGAAGGTTACGATTACAGAGGGTGAGCTAGATGCACTGTCAGTGGCACAGATGCTCAAGAGTAGCTACATTAACCCTGTAGTGTCTCTGCCCTCTGCTAACCCCTCTAAGAAGCTCTGGGACAACTGCCATGATTGGTTGAACAGCTTCGAGAACATTGTGTTGTCTGTAGATAATGATGAAGCTGGTAATAGTGTTGCAGACAAGATTGCTAAGATGTTTCCCAACAAAGTCTATCGTGTAGATCACAGTAAGTACAAAGATGCTAATGAGTTTCTACAGAATGGTGCAGCAGCAGAGTTTAAAAGTGCTTGGTGGAACTGTAAGAAATACACACCTGAAAATGTGTTGAATACTACCGACCAGTTCTTGTCTCTCTACCATGACACCCCTGAACATCAATACGTACCAACTGGTATCCAAGCACTAGACGATAAGATCATGGGTTTGATGCAAGGACACTTCACAGTTATCAAAGCGCCTACAGGTATTGGTAAAACGGAAGTTATGCGGTTTCTTGAATATAATATGCTCAAGCGTGGCATCCCTATTGCAGCGTGGCACTTGGAAGAAACTAAACTACGTACCTTGCTTGGCCTAGTGTCTTACGAGTTACAAGACAACTTGACACGTAGGGATTTGATTGAAGAAAAGCAGGCAGAAGATTTAGTGGTAGAAGCCATTAAGGTACTGACTAAAGATGAATTGTTCTACCAGTTCTATCTTAGTGATGGTCAAGGTGCTGACGATCTAATCGACCAGATCAGGTTCTTTAGTCAAGCTGCTGGCTGTAAGTTTGTGTTCTTTGAGCCTATCCAAGATGTTGTTGCTGGTACATCAGAGGAAAGCAAAGAGCAGATGCTTGCTGACTTGTCAGTTCGACTGTCTAAACTTGCTGCTGAATTGAATGTAGGTATCGTTACTATTGCCCACACTAACGACAATGGTGATCCTAAGTATTGCAAGATGATTGGTCAACGAGCCTCTGTTATTATTGACTTGCAGAGGGATAAGGGGGCTGATAGTCTAGAGGAACGTAATACCACATACATAAGGGTAGAGAAGAACCGCCCTTGTTCAGAAGAAGGTAATGCTGGTATGCTACGCTTTAATACAGAGACTTTTACCTTGAGGGAAGTATGAAAACTTACGTTTGGGACATAGAGACCAATGGTCTTCTAGACGTGCTAGATAAAATCCATGTTATTTCTTGGCAGGAAGTTGGCACTAACGAAGTTCACCATACTCACGATTACGACGAGATGCGGACCTTTATCAACAAAGCTGACGTATTGATTGCTCATAATCAAGTTAGGTTTGACATCCCAGCAGTGGAAAAAGTCTTGGGCATTAAGGTTAAGGCCCGTCTGATCGACACCCTAGCCTTGTCTTGGTATCTTAACCATGATCGTATCAAGCATGGGCTAGAGGGCTATGGCATTGAGTATGGAGTGCCTAAGCCTGTAGTGACTGATTGGAATAGCCTAACACCAGAAGACTATGCCCACCGATGCTGTGAGGACGTGAAAATTAACTTTCGTCTATGGCGTGACTTGGACATTAAGCTAAATCGTCTCTATCCAGAGCAACAAGACAAAGATCGTTTGATTGACTACCTTACGTTCAAAATGGATTGTGCTAAGGAGCAAGAGAGCCTGCGGTGGAAATTAGACGTTCCTATGGCACAGAAGGCTTACGACGAGATTATGGTACTCAAAGAGGAGAAGGTAGTCCAACTAGCAGAGGCTATGCCTAAGCACATCCTTACTCGTGTAGCAACACAGCCAAAGGTTATGCGTAAGAAAGACGGGGAACTATCCTCTCATGGGGAAAAGTGGGTAGAACTGTGTAAAGAGTATAAGCAACCAATTACGACCCAATCTTTTGTTATTAAGGTGGGGGAAGAACTTGGTAACCCTAACTCGTCAGATCAGGTCAAGGATTGGCTGCATGGCCTTGGTTGGGTTCCTCAAACCTACAAGTTTGTGCGTAGTAAGAAGACAGGTGAAGAACGTCAGATCGAACAAGTGAGAGACGATGGTGAACTATGTGAGAGCGTTAAAGAGTTGAATGAAGTAGACCCTGCTGTAGATATTCTAGATGGTCTAACAGTTCTTATCCATCGTGCATCAGTCTTGAAGGGTTTTCTTGATTGTGTATCACCAGATGGTTATCTAAAGGCTGAGATTGCAGGATTTACTAACACCCTGCGCTTCAAGCACTCTAAGCCTCTGGTGAACTTGCCTAAAGTCGATAAACCCTATGGAGATGTTATTCGTGGGGTTCTTACCTGTCCAGAGGGATACACTCTTGCTGGGGCCGATATGGTTAGCCTAGAGGATACTACAAAGCGTCACTACATGAAACCTCTAGACCCTGATTACGTAGAGGATATGTCACGAGAAGGTTTTGACCCTCACCTCGACCTTGCTAAGTTTGCTGGTGTTATTACTCAATATGACATTGATGCTTACAATCGTGGAGAAAAGCCAGAGGTCAAGAAAGTTCGTAAGTCCTACAAGGCGGTAAACTACAGTGCTTTATATGGCGTAGGAGCGGCTAAGCTGGCCCGTGGGACAGGTCTAAGTGTGAAAGAGGCTAAGACCCTACTAGATGCTTTCTGGGCGCGTAACTGGGCTATTAAGAAGGTCTCTGATGGTGTGCGTACTAGGGAACTGTTCGGGTCTATGTGGCTGTATAATCCTGTGTCACACTTCTGGTATGACTTGCGTAGTGACAAGGATAGGTTCTCTACTCTGAACCAAGGCACAGGTGTCTTCTGTTTTGACACTTGGGTTGCCCTGTGTCGTAAGAATGGTATCAAGACTATCGGGCAGTTCCATGACGAAATTATTGCTTTGGTAGAAGATGGTAAGCAAGATGAAGTGGCTTCTATCATGCACGGGGCTGCTGCTAAACTGAACGAGAAGGTAAAGCTGAATGTCCCCCTTGGGTGTGATGCACAGTTTGGGAAGACTTACGGGGAGATACACTAGATTGTGAGTCTTTTGTGCAACACCTAACAAGATAATGCGTTTTCCATGAGAAATACCTCTTGGGGAGCGTCTAAGAAGTCTAAAAATGAACGTATAGTTATATACAACCTTATGAAAAGCCCAAAGGGCAACAACGCAGTGAAGGAATACCCGAATGGCTAAATACACTATGGATATGGTTCTTGAGTACGCCAAAGTCTTCCCAGAGAATGCCGACATGGGTGACGAGAATGGCAACAAGACCCAGAAGTCGATCCATGCTAAAGGCGGTCAATACATCGTCAATGCTTACTTCACATCCGAAGAACAGATTGAGCAACTACTCGCTGATGGTATGAACCCAAGCCCGATGAACTCTCAGCGTATTCTTGATGGTAGTGCAGACTTTGGTATCGGTAAGTTCATTAAACTGAAGCGTGAAGTCAAAGACAACATCAAGACCTTCGAGAACAAGAAGCGTGGGGATGTGACTGTAAACTTTGGTGGCCCTGTTGGTGTTGTGGACTTGACTAATGGCTCTGAGAACAAGAAGTGGTGGTCTCTGCAAGAAGATGGCCCTCTAGGTAATGGTACACGGGCTATGGTACAGTTTGAAATGTACGCAGAAGGTTCTGGCCTGCGTCTAAAAAACATTGGTGTCACAGAACATGTGCCTTACGAGGCTAATGGCGACTACGATAATTCTGCTGATGACATGTTTAAGGTAGCTTAATGCTAGATTGGGGTTTTAGTATGAAAAAAGATAACGAAGATGCACTTGCAATTATTGGTGTTGTGATCCTAGTAATTGTATTTGTTGCTGTAGGCCCACTTCTTACACTGCTTGCACTAAACACTTTGTTTCCAACTCTGGCTATTCCTTATACGTTTGGTACTTGGTTGGCAACACTTTGGGTAATGATTGTAATTAACAAAAAGGTTAAAACAAAATGAAAGTTACTATTCACGCAAAGTTTAAGAAAGACCCCGATGGTTTTGATGGTGAACTAATCTACAGTTGGGATAACATCGAAGACTTGACTGATGTATCTCAGTTCTTGACTAATGGAGTTCAAGCATTGGGGTTCAGCTATGTTCAAGATGTAGGTCTTGATAAAGGTAATGGCGATGTAGTCTGGGGTGGCTTCTAATGACAGAGAGTAGCAAAGGTAAAGTTCTAATAGATGGTGATATTGTAGCTTATAGAGCAGCCTTTGCTACTCAAGATCAGTCACCAGAGGATGCTGTGGCAAAAGTTGATGATCTAATGTCTTTCATTATTGAAGCAACTATTGATGTACCATTTGCATCTTCTGAAGATTACAACACCTATCTGACAGGTAAGGGTAACTTTAGGTACGAGATTGCTAAGACTCTAGAGTATAAAGGTAACCGAAAAGAAGTTGCCAAGCCTACCCACCTAAGCCTCTGTAGGGGCCATCTAATTGACAGTTACGATGCTATTGTAAGCCAAGGTGAAGAAGCAGATGATCTAATCTCTAAAGCTGCTGCAAGCCTTAATTATAACTGTGTCGTAGCTTCTATTGACAAGGATATGCTTCAACTGCCCTGCTGGCACTTTAACTTTGGTCGTAACGAGTGGTCTAAGGTTAGCCCAGAGGAAGGTATGAAGTTCTTCTACACTCAAATACTAACGGGTGATAGGGCTGACAACATCGGTGGTCTTCATGGCGTAGGGCCAGTAAAAGCTAATAAGATACTACAAGGCTGTGAGACTGAAAATGAACTGTGGGATGCTGTTGTAAAAGCCTACGAGGGTGATGTAGAACATGTCCTAGAGAATGCTAGGTTGTTATGGTTGCGTAGATATGAAGGAGAAATTTGGTGTCAACCTATCACGGAATAAAGAATGGCTATAGGTCTGGTCTAGAAGAAAAAGTATCTCAACAACTACAAGACTTAGGGGTAGCTTATGAATATGAAAAGTTAAAGATTGCCTATGAGGTACAGGAGAATAGAACCTACACACCAGATTTTAAAATACTATCCAATGGTATTATCGTAGAAACAAAGGGCAGATTTGTAGGTGCTGATCGTAAAAAGCATTTATTGATTAAGAAGCAACACCCAGAGTTTGATATTAGGTTTGTCTTTTCTAATTCTAATGCAAAGCTACAGAAAAAATCTCCTACTTCTTATGCTGATTGGTGTGACAAAAATGGCTTCCTTTATGCTGACAAACTTATCCCACAGGAATGGTTAGATGAAACTACTTAATCGTATTAACGAAAGGTTAGCCCTAAAGGGAGAACCATATAGCCCACAGGAAATTGATGAGCATGAGTATGCAGAACGTATTTGGGCGACTATTGAGCAGTGTAAGCAAGAGTCTATGGTTGCTGTTAAAGAAGGATACGACATTGGTTATGCCCTTGGTAAAAACAACGAATGAGGGTACTATACTGGTCTGGGATGTACTAGAGGGGCCATACCTACGTGATGAGTTTGATGAGGATGACTTACACGAAGGTGGTATTCCTATTGGCCTAGATGCTATGCTTGTAGTTATGGTAGAAGAAGATGGTGTAATTGATACAGTTAACTTCTGGTATGATACAGAAGAAGATGCCCTCGAAGTAGTCAAATACTTTAAGGTAAACATTGGCCCTTTGGAGGTTAAGTGATGAGTGGTAAAACAGTAGTAGTCTTTAGTTGTGGTCACTCTGACCCAGCAGTCCCTAATGATCGTTACTCTTGGCTAGGTGACTTTCTCTACGATCTAAAGCCTGATTATGTTGTTGACTTGGGTGATGGCGCTGATATGCGGTCGTTAAATACATACGACACTCGTTACCCACAAGCTATTGTCTCGCAATCCTATCAAGCTGACATTGAACACTACAATGATGCTATGGAACGTATGCGTTGGAAGTTCCGTCACAACAAACGTAAAAGCCCACGCTACATTGGTTTTGAAGGCAACCATGAAAATCGTATTAAGAAAGCTCTTGCAACTGATCCACGACTAGAGGGTGACAAGTATGGTATTTCCTTTAGTCATTTGCAGACTGACCATTGGTTTGATGACTACCATGAATACCATAATTCGGCCCCTGCTCTTGTGGAATACGATGGCATTATCTATGGTCACTATGTAGCTAGTGGTAATTATGGTGCAGCTATGGCAACTAAAAATCATGGTGGCTCTTTGGTAGAGAAACTAGCGTGTAGCGTCACTGTAGGCCATACCCACAAGTTTGACTACCACTACAAAGGGGAAGCTCGTAAGCCTATCCACGGGCTTGTTGTGGGCTGCTTTAAGGGTGCTGATGAGACTTGGGCTGGACAGGCTAACCTAGATTGGCGTAAGGGTGTTGTCATTAAGCGTGAAGTACAGAATGGTGATTATAATATTGAATGGGTTTCTATGGAATCGTTGAGGAAAGAGTATGGGCAAGTACTCTGACTTTGAGAGAAGACCAAGAGACTTTTACACTACCCCGATAGAACCTGTGATACCACTGATTGACCACCTTCCGTATACATTCGATTACGTAGAACCTTGTGCTGGAGATGGTCGCTTAATAGACAACATTGCAGAACTTACTGGGGGTCATGGTAATTGTATCTTTGCTTCTGATATTGAGCCTCTAGCAGAGGGTATGTTTAAGAATGATGCCCTAACCCTTGACTTTGGTGGCTATGGTACTGTAGATATGTGTATCACTAACCCACCTTGGAACAGAGACTTTTTACACCCTTTCATTGAGCATTGGCTAAATATATGCCCCACTTGGTTGTTGTTTGATGCGGATTGGATGCACACTAAACAGTCTGCTGTGCTTATGACCTACTGTGCTAAGGTAATCTCTGTAGGTAGGGTTAAGTGGATTGAAGGCAGTAAGGGCGTGGGTAAAGAGAATGTCTGCTGGTATCTATTTGATGCTAATAAAACACACCAGACGTATTTTTATGGTAGATCGGTCTAATGTGGGTATCAAATGTTTATATGCTGCACACAACAGGAGAAGCGTATGATTACTGACCACGACATCAGAGGTATGGATACCAATGGCATTATGTGGGAATACTTTAATATTGCACCAGATGGGAAAAGTGCTATGACAGTTATGGAAATGGTTAAAGAGTTTAGTAAAGTTCTAGATCAGAAGACTGATACTGCCCTTTACACACAGTTGGTCATTGAGGAATTTGATGAGTGGCTTGCTGAAGGTACTTGTGTAGAAGACGATCTTAAGGAACTAGCTGACCTAGTTTATGTGGTGTATGGTTATGCTAATGCCTGTGGATATGATCTTGATGAAGCTATTCGCCGTGTCCATGCTAACAACCTTGGTCGTTGTGTACAGCC